TGCTTGTAGCTGGGCGAAGGTTTGGAAAATCCTACCTTTCTTGCATAGAACTACTTCGTGGAGCGATAAATCGACCAGGCGAGACATATTTTTACTGTGCTCCGACATATCGAATGGCGAAAGATATTGCATGGAAGGAGTTGAAGAGGTTAGTGCCTAAAATCTGGGTGCAATCTAAAAATGAGACAGATTTGAGAATAGAATTAATAAATGGATCAACTATTGAATTAAAAGGAACTGAAAATGCGATGGCTTTAAGAGGTAGAAGTTTATCAGGTGTTGTTTTAGATGAAGCTGCGTTTATGGATAGAGATGTATGGGCTGAAGTTATTAGGCCAGCTTTAGCTGACAAGCAGGGCTGGGCTTTATTTATTAGTACTCCTGATGGTACTGCGAGTTGGTTTTATGATATGTGGTGTTTTTGTGGTGAAACCGATAGAGATGATTGGCAACGATGGAGCTTTACAACAATAGAGGGGGGTAATGTTGCAGAGGAAGAGGTTGAAGCTGCCAGGGGCCAATTAGATGCGAGGACTTTTAGACAGGAATTTGAAGCAAGTTTTGAAAATCTTACTGGGTTGGTTGCTGTTAGCTTTGCTGATGAAAATATTTCCAGTGAGTCTGTTGACTTACATTTAATGCCTTTGTTAATTGGTTTAGATTTCAACGTAGATCCGATGGCAGGAATTTGTGCTGTAAAGCATAATGACTGTCTTTATGTCTTTGATGAGATAATGTTGACGGGTGGGGCAACAACTTGGGATTTTGCAGAGGAGGTTATAAGACGATATGGAGTAGATCGAAGGGTTATTGCCTGTCCTGATCCTACCGGTAGTGCAAGAAAGACAAGTGGTGTTGGTGTAACTGACCATACAATTTTAAGAAGGAATGGATTTACAGTTATGAGTCCTAAATCCCCCTGGAAAATTAGAGATAAAATTACTGCTGTTAATACAGCTTTGTATGATGCAAATGGTGAAAGAAGAACATTTATACATCCTCGATGTAAAGAATTAATAAAAGCACTCAGGACATTAACTTACGCTCCAAATACAGGTATGCCTAACAAGAACTTGGGAGTGGATCATGCTTTTGATGCTTTTGGTTATTTATGTTTGCAACAATTTAACTTGGCAAAACCAGAGACATTAGGGCAGACTGCGTTTAGAATATACTAAGATACCCTTTTTGCTTATGGCCTACGGAATGTCCACAACCAAGAAAAAGAAAAAGAAGAAA